AAGGTATTCCAGCAATGGTTTATTGATAAGGGCTATGGAGAAATGAAGCAAAGCGAAGAAGGTTACTCTCAAGCTATGTTCACAAACGCTGGTGAGATTTGGATTAACGAGCAGCTTTATAGTGAGGGCCTAGTGTGATCACAGAACAACAATACGCAGCGTTAAACGCACTTGCTAGGCGTTGCAACAAAGAACTTAAACAAGTGGACACCAAAAATTTACCGCTCTTAAAATCAATCACAGATAGATTTGCAGAGCAATCAAAACTAATCGGATTCAGCAAAACAGAGCTATTAGTTCAGATTGGCCGCATTAACGGTAAATTGGTTGATAGAAGATTAGACGGATATTGAGACAAATTGAGGCTTCGGCCTCTTTTTTATAGTTGACAATGACTACAAATGATATTAATATGGCATCACACAACAAAGAGAGGTGTTCATGAGCGATAAGATAAAACCAACTAGCGTTAGGATTCCAGAGTCACTTAAAAAGAAGCTTGAACAGAAAGCCAAAGAGGAGGGTAGGAGTTTTAACAACATGGTAAATAGACTTCTTTCAGAAGCGGTAGCATAAAAAAAGCCCCGCTTGTCATGCGAGGCAAATGATCACTTATCGAGGTAATTATACATGACAAAGCCATATATTAACACATATGAGAACCAGAACGGCGACATTGTTCTTGTTTACATTGAAGAAGTTAACGTAGGAGAGCAAGTTGAACCCTCCTACATTGTATTAAAAAAAGATCATGTTGATGAAGTTTTGCAGTCAATTGAAGAATTCATTGGTGGCTAATTATGGAATATATTCAGGTTAAAAATTGGGAAAACTTCCAGCATTACAAAGATAGAACTCCGCCATGGATTAAGCTGTATAACCACCTTCTTGATGACTTCGAGTTTTCATGCTTGCCTGATGCTAGCAAAGCGCACCTGTTATCGATATGGCTGCTAGCAAGTCGCACCGGGAATAAAATACCTAACAACCCAAAGTGGATTGGCAACAAAATCAACGCAACTGATGATGTTGACATTGAGCTATTGATAGATTTAGGTTTTTTAAATGTAATTTCTAACAAAAACAATGAGATACAGGAACCGGAGCAATATGCTAGCAATATGCTACAGGAATCGGAGCAAAATGCTTGTCTAGAGAGAGAGGAGAGAGAGAGGAGAGAGAGAGCAAAGAAAGAGAAAGAACAACGCATCGAAGATGCTTTTAATAAATTTTGGATTTCCTACCACAAAAAGCAAGGAAAGGCTCAAGCTCTAAAAGCATTTAAGGCAGCAGTTAAGCGTGAAGGAATAAAAGAAATTGAAGAATTTTCTGAGATGCTAATCACAGATTGCAAGGAAAGGATTTCAGTTAAGCAGTTTGGTTTTGATAATCTTAACGGTGCAACTTACCTCAATAACAATCGCTGGGAAGATGAGAAAGCATCAAACCAAGAAAGCGTTGAGAGTTACGTAAAACCTGATTGGATGCGTGGTATCAAATGAGAATTACAGTAAAAGAAATTTCAGACCGTCTTTGGTCAAGTGTTGATAGAGTTTGCAAGCACCTACTTCCAAACGGCAAGAAAGAAGCAAATGAATGGTGCGTTGGCTCAACTGGTGGCGAGAGCGGAAAGAGCTTAAAGGTAAACCTAGCAGGTAAAAACAAGTGGACCGACTTTGCGAGCGGAGAGGGTGGAGACTTGCTTGATTTATGGGTGTTAGTCCGAGATATCCCGCTTCACGACGCAATAAAGGAGGCTAAAGAGTTTCTTGGTATAAAAGATGATGAGCAGTATTTCAACAAGCCAAAAAAGGAATACAAAAAGCCAGACCGCTCAAAGATACGCGCTAGCGGCTCTCTATCTAGAGAATATCTAAAGACTAGGGGTATTTCAGATGCCGTTATTGACGCATTCAAGGTTGTTGATTGTGTTGTTTGGGACCATGACAACAAAAGAGAGGTTTCTGGTATCGCCTTTCCATACATAGACTCTGAAGGTTGCTTTTTTATCAAGTCTATTGGCATTGAGCGCAATAACGGGAAAAAGATTATTAACGCATCAAAAGACGCAAAGGCCGGTCTTTTTGGCTGGCAGTGCTTCCCTAAAGATATTAGAGCTTTAATTATCTGCGAGGGTGAGATTGATGCAATGTCATTTGCCGAGTATGAGATACCAGCATTAAGCGTTCCATTTGGTGGAGGGAAGGGAGCAAAACAGCAATGGATTGATGAAGAGTTCCACAACCTAGATAGATTTGATGAGATTGTTATTTGCATGGACTCAGACGAAGCAGGGCAAGAAGGGGCTTATGAGATTGCAAAGCGACTAGGTATTGAGCGATGCAGAATAGCAACTCTGCCTAAAAAAGACGCCAACGAGTGCTTACTTTCTGGCGTGACAGAGGATGAGATTTGGAACTCTCTTGAAACTGCCAAGTTTTTAGATCCAGAAGAGCTGGCGGAAGCTGGTGCGTTTATTCAAGACACGATTGATGCATTTTACAGAACCGAGCAAGGTTTATTTCAAAGCCCTTGGGAGGGTCTTAACCATAACTTTAAGTTTAGGGACTCAGAGATAAGCTTGGTTAATGGTGTGAACGGTCACGGTAAGTCTCAAGTGGTTGGTCACTTAATGCTTGAGGCAATGAGGCAGGGCGCTCGTTGTTGTGTTGCATCTATGGAGCTAAAGCCAGGCATTCTACTTAAGAGGCTTGTTAGACAGGCTACTTGTGCCCCATTACCACCAGAAGATGAGATTCGAGGCGCTTTTGACTTCTTTAATGAAAAGCTATGGCTTTTTACGCTAACTGGAACGGCGAAGTCGGACAGATTGCTTGAAATATTTAGCTACGCAAACAGAAGGTATGGAATTCAACTGTTTGTTATCGACTCGCTAATGAAGTGCGGGATTGGTGAGACAGATTATGACGCACAAAAAGAATTCATGGATAAGTTGTGTGACTTTAAGAACAAACATAACGCTCACGTAATTCTAGTTACCCACTCAAGGAAGGGAGATAACGAGGAAAAGCCAACGGGTAAAATGGATGTAAAGGGGACCGGTGCAGTAACAGACCTTGCCGATAATGTGTTTATCATTTGGCGTAATAAAATCGGAGAAAGGGCTAGACAGGATTTAATTGATGGCGAAAAGGTGACAGACAAAGAAAAGGAATATGCAGAACTGCCTGGAGCCTTATTGATTTTAGATAAGCAGCGAAATGGAGAAGGATGGGAAGGTAAGGTTGGGTTGGATTTTGATGTTAACTCAAACCAGTATTTGCCAGTCGGTCAAAAGTTTCCTTTCAATTATGTGATGGGTGAATCAGACGAGTTTATCCAGCAAAGATACAATAAGTCTGAAATCTACTAATGAGCATGAAACAACTAACAGAGAACTACGGAGCCAAGATAATGGCATATGAACAACTAATAACGTCGCCAGAAGGATTGCATGAGGTATCAGGGTATGTTTGCGATCACTTTGAAAATGGCGGCGGGGCGTTAAAGCTCAAGATTACGAGTAGCGGCAAGAGGTCGCTATCTCAGAACTCCTTCCAGCACGTTATATATGGCGAGATTAGCCAGTATTTAGTCAGCAAAGGAAGGAGCGAATGGACTCCAGATTTTGTAAAAAAGAACCTCAAAAATAAGTTCTTGGGATGGAAACAAGAGCCATTCGTAGACATCAAGACTGGGGAGAGGCGCGAGATCTGGACACTAAGAAAAACAAGCGAACTTGATAAAGGTGAGTCGATGAATTACACAACTCAAATTCTTGATTGGGCCGAGTCTATTGGTTGCAGTATCAAAATTCCAGAGAGTTGCGAGTACAGAGATTGCTTGAATGAACAAACAAACTAGTACATAATGCAATTGCAAATAATCTAATTTTGGAGTGTAAAATGAAAGCTAAATATTCAGTTGGGGATAGAGTTAAAAATAGGCTTGGCGATTATATGGTAATCGAGTCTTATGTTGATAGGTTCAACATAAAAGTAAGATTCGAGAAAACTGGGTACACTAGGATGACATCATCTAGCCACCTAAGCTCTGGTCATGTTAGGGATCACATGTTGCCAAGCGTGTGTGGCGTTGGAATTTTGGGCGGTAGTTACTGCTCTGGAGGAAAGCCGAAGTCATACAAGGTTTGGCATTCGATGATATGTAGATGCTATGACGA